CTGCGAAGAGCATCAGAAAGCCCTTGCTCGGCGATCCCCGCAGGGCTGTCTGGGTCGTCGATCACAATTACAACGGCGACATCATCAAGATCACGGCAGAGCCTATCGTGCAGCCTTGGGAGCGCCAGCCATGACCGAAGCCCAACTCGGCGAACTCATGCGCGCGCAGGCTCTGAGAGAGGGGCATAGGGCGCTTCTCCCGAAGACCGACGGGCTGTCAGCGTGGCAGTCTGAGCAGGCCCACGAGCGCCGCCAGCGGCTTGAGGACGCCATCTTCGAGGTGCTGCGGAAGACAACCCGCCCGCTGGTGTTGAGGGAGATCGTGCAGGCCGTTGACCCCAGCAAGCATGACGCCATCGGGAATGCGCTCCGGCGGTTCAAAGCGTCGGGCTTGGCGCGCACCGTCTACATCCCCGACCGCATGGGGAAGACGAATATCGGATGGAGGCTCGCATGAAGCTGGTCGTGTTGGCCGTCGTCGCAAGCACAAGCATCACAGCCGACACAGGCTACGTCGGCGTCTACAAGGACATGGATCAATGCAAAGAGATGCAGGATATATATATCACCCACCTCGACCCGACCGCGATCATGGTCTGCGATACGGTGACCAGATTTCAGCCGGTGCTGATCCCGCCGCCGAGGCCCGCCGGATTGAAGCGGCCGTGATCGAGGCTTTCAAGGCGGTGTTCAGGAAGATGAGGGAGGGGAAGCTGTGAGTGATGTTGCCCGCATTAGGCCCGCAGACGATGGTGTCCTGCGCTTTTACAGCGTCTACGCACGTCGATCGGCAGACTTCTCGGTGATTGAGACGGAGTTCGACTGCAAGGCCCTCGGCGGCCCGCAGGCAGAGTATAAGGCGAGGCAGCACGTCGACAAACTGCGTCGATCCAAGCCGCCATACGATCAGATTCGCGTCACACTCTGCATCGTGCATCCGGTCCTGTCAGTAGGGTCTGAGGAGACGAAGCCATGACCGACGACATACCCGCCCGCCTGCGTATTCTCGCCCGTGCCGCAGAGTTAACGGGCGGCGAGCGGCAGGATAGCTACGGCCCCGTGGAGCAGAACCTGCAACGGATCGCCGACATGTGGACGGCCTATCTCGACCGCGAGGTCGTCATCACCGCCGAAGATGCCGCATGGATGATGGTGCTTCTGAAGATGGCGAGATCCAGCGCGCACGGCTACCATGAGGACAATTATGTCGACGCAGCGGCCTATGCTGCCATCGCTGGGGAGTGCAGGAAGCCATGACCGAAGACAACATCGACGACCTTCGCCGCCAGATCCAAGACCTGCAACGTCAGGTCAACTACTGGATCGCGAGCAGCAAGCATTGGGAGAAGCTGTGGGAGAAGGCGGCCAACCGCGTGATGCAGCTAGACCCCGCCTTCGACACCGTTTTCACCACCAGCCCGGAGAAGGTGCGGGCGCTGCGGGATGCTATCGAGGATTGGCACGATGGAGACTGAGCAGATCCCGCATTTCAACGCGATGCCGGTCGTCATCCGGGGCCAGCATTACCCGTCGCAGCGTGCGGCGGCGGCGGCCCTTGGCGTCACGCAGTCGGCCGTCAGCCGGATGCTCACGAACAGGGGCCATCTCGAAGGCTGCGGCCTGCGAAAGTATGGCGCACCCGGCAATCAGAATAACGCCCGCCCGCTGACTGTCGGCCCCATGACGTTCCCGAGCCGCAAGAAGGCGGCCGAAACCCTCGGCATCACCCGCAACCAGATCGAACGATGGGTCTCGAAGCGGGCGACACCCGGCCAGCGCGAGATGCTGATCGCCGCCGTCATGCGACTGTCGATGGCCTCGGGCGGCGGGCGGCGATAATCAGGTCGGCCGCCATCTTGATCGCTTGGCTGGGCGTCATCTCGAGGGCGAACAACTCGTCGCCCTTGAAATACACCCGCAGCGTGCAGTCTTCGTCTATTCGCCACGTCGGATTGATGTAGGCTCGGTCGCTCATGGTGTCCTCGTGTTGTTGCATTCATATATCCATGCTATTGATAACAGCATGAAAAGCATCGAGACCATCGGGCGGGCAGGCGAATATCTCGTGGCGCATGTCCTCGAGTCGCATGACATCCGTGTCTCCCATGCCAACGTCAGCGGCCACGATCTTTGGTGCCGAACGCCGACCGGCAGGCTCGTCAGCGTGCAGGTGAAGACTACCGGCGCCGCCGTCCCACATCACGCCGGCACCGTCTATGATTTTTGCAATAACAGCATGAGTTGGTCGCCGGATGTCTACGCCTTCGTCGCCCTCGACGCCGGCCTGTTCCTTTGCGAGGCCAGCATGTCGAAGCGCCGCAAGATCAGGTCGGAGGCGATGACCAAGGAAGCGATGGTCGAGTCGATCCAGAAATTCTTTTACTGAGCCAACTCGAAATGCGGCGCGTCGATGAAGGGCCGCTTGCCCTGCTTTCGCCGCTCGTCGACATAATCGTTCATCGCGTCTTCCATGCTGCCTTTCCAGAGACGGATGTCGTCGATGTGCCAGGCTGCACCCCAGCGAACACCAACGCCGACTTGCTGCGCGCCTTCCTTCATCGCGTCGGCGATCTCGTCATAGACGTTCAACTCCCACGACGCCCGGCCGCCGATGTAGGCCATCAGGTCGACCGCGTTGCCGCCGATGTGCTTGCTATTCATGGTCTGGCTGGCACCGCTGGCGACCAGCTTGCGCTGCTCCTCGATGCTGCGAAGGCCGCAGATGACCGCGAAGTCGATCTTCGTCGCCGTGATGGCGTAGCGCACGATGGCAACCAGATCCTTGTCCACGCCCTCCAGCTTGGCGAGCGACTTCTTCGATAGCGAGAAACCCATTTACCTTCTCCTGAAAAGCCCGATGAAACCTCGGGCCATCTCCTGCGGGCTGGGCAGCACCCACCCGACGACAAGCGCGATCCATACCCAGATGGGTATATCGCTGACGTTGTTGATCGTCACGCTTTCGACCGACGCGGCCTCGATCTGCTTCGTTTCCGTGATGATATCCCGGCCAGCCTCTGTGCGCTCCTGATTGGCAACCAGTTGCTGCGTGTTCTCCTTGCCCGCCTGCACGTTGGCCGCGACATTCGGCCCGCCGCCGCCGAGCATACCCAGCGGCAAAGCGCCGCAGCCCGTCAGCACAACGGCCAATGCAAGCGCCTTACCCTTCATCATCCCGTTCCCTTGTGCGGACGTAGGCCGACGCGCCCATGAACGCCGCGACGACGCCCATCTGCGCGGTATAGAACATTGTCATCAGCCCGCTCAGAGCCTGGATGCGTTCCGTCGACAGGACCGGGAGAATGAGCGCCGCCGTCAGCCCCACCATGCTGATCATCGCCACCCATGCCATATGCCGCTGCTGATCTTGCTGCTTGTCCCAGTTCTCGATCCGCGTGAGCCGCTCATGCTTATTGATCTCGCCATTCGTCAGCACGCCGTCGCCGTCGAGGTCGGCCACGTCGAGGATGCTGTCAGGCTCAAGCCGCTTGGGTGTCATCGGTTATTCTCCATCCAAAGCCATGCCACGATGGTCAGAAATCCTGTCACGCTCGTGACCATCACAAGGATTAGCAGACCCGAGACGATGGCTTCCTTGATCTCGGCCTTCCGATGCTCGTGGTCGGCGCGCTGCTTCCTGACCTTCGCCTCGATCCGCAGGAGTTCGTCCCACGCCGACTGCCCCATCGAGAACTGGATGTAGGTGCGGAGTTCGTTTCGCTGCTGTTCGAGTTGCTTCTTCGCGGTGAAGATCGCGATGGCTTCCTGCTGAACCGACTGGCTGAATGCCTTATACCACGGCGGGTCTTCTGCCTTCCTCTCAAGGAAGTCGATGTCGGAAACAGCGCCGGCCCATGTCGCAAGCTGGCCGCCCATGTCTTGGATCTCGCGACCGATCTCGATGCCCTTCTTGATCGCGTTATAGGCGGTCGTCGCGGCGGCGATGATGCTTACAGGGTCCACCGCATGATCGCCTATTTCCGCAGGGCTTGTTCGATGCTGTCCAGTTTGGCGAACACCGCCTCGAATAGGCGCCGCATTTCCTTGAACTCGCGGTCGTGGGAGTTCTTCTGCTCGGCCATCGTGGCGCGGATCACAGCGATCTCGGTTTCATGCCGTTGCTGCCGGTTGAACATCCAGATCACGAAGCCCGTGACCGGCGCGACGATCCACTGCATCACCGTGTCGAAAAGTTCCATCGCGGCCTCACGCAATATCATCTGTGATCTCGACGCGGATGTAACCGCTGTTCGGGAAGGTCTCGACGGTCGTGTCCGAATATGTGACCTCGAACTCGGCCTGATAGCTGCCGACCGTCGCCGTGTCGGCGGCCTGCCAGTTGTATTGCACGATGCCGTTGGCCGCCGTGACAATTGTCGCAGCCGCATCGACAGCCGCCGCGCCGGCAAGTGTCCGCATATGAAACCTGATGGATGCGCCGGTGAGGACGATGGGAACGTCGTCGCCGTCCTTTAGCTGCGCGCGAAGAGCGGGCGATGTGTCATTCTGCTTGATGTAGAAGGTTCCCATCACGCCGCCTCATTCCGCTCGCCGAGGAGTTCGAGGATGTTGATCTCGTCCATGACCTCGGCCGCATTGATGTCGTCGAAGAGTTCGACGATGTTGGTGTCGTCAATTACTGTAGCAGAGTTCTTGCTGCCGATAAATACCGCCGCCGCCGTTATGGCGCCTTGGAACTCGTATCTTGGCTTCTTGAGGATGGCATCCTGCATTGCCAGCGTGAACAGGCCGACATCGCCGAACTCGATGACAATGCGGAACGCATCCTGCCCCGTGAGCAAGAACACGCCGCTTCCGGCAAGTTCTGTCAGCCCGAAGTTGACGCCCTGCAACGAGTAGGTGAACTGGCCCTGATCGATGCGCTCGAGGACGCCCTTAGCGGTGTCTTGACCTGCCAAGATGAAGACGCCCGGCGCGTAGACCTTGCTGATCGCCTTCGCGGCGTCTTGCCCTGTTAGAACGAAGCTGCCGACGTTGGCCGCCTCGCCGATTGATTTGGCGGCATCCTGCCCCGTTACGAAGAATGCCCCAGATCCAAAAAGATGCGTGATATCCTTGCCCGCGTCCTGACCGGCAAGCACGAAGACGCCCGTGCCGGCAATCTCCGAGATGCCGAAGTTGATGTCGCGCGTGGCTTCCCATGCCATGACATCCGCCCACCAGCCGGCGTCGTCCCAGAACCCGCTCCGAAGCAGCCAAGAGTGCGACCAAGCGTAGGCGGCAAAATCATGGGCGATTTCCGTCAAGTCCTTGAAGGCGATCTGACCAGCCAGCGCAAACGTCCCTTCGTCCACCCGCTCGCTGTAGTTCTTGGTGATCGGCACGCCGTTGAAGACGAAGACGCCCGCGCCGGCCGCCTCAATCACGTTGCGGAACGCATCCTGCCCAGCGACGGAGAAGCCGCCGTCGCCGAATAGATGGACGATATCCTTGCCCGCATCCTGCCCCGCCAGAGCAAAGCTGCCAGCCCCGTGGGCGACCGAGATCGCCTCGGTGATCGCCTGACCGCTAACAGTAAAGATGCCCGTCCCAGCGGCCTCTGAGACGTTCCTGAACGCATCCTGACCGAGAAAGGTAAACGATCCGGCGCCGAAGCCGTTGACGATCTGCTTGCCCGCATCCTGACCGGCGAGAGCGAACGATCCTACACCAGCGGCCTCGCCGATGCCGAAGTTGATGCCCTCGTTAGGCTCCCATGCGGCAACGTCGGCCCACCAGCCGGCGTCGTCCCACGAGCCTGTCTTCAGCAGCCAGGAGTGATACCAAGCGTGGCCCCTTACATCTGCGGTGAGCGAGTAGGTAGCCACGCTGGCCTCCGAGGTATCAGGTCAAAGCAGAATAGCACCGAGCGCGATGGCGATGAAGCCCATCTTCTCGATCACTCCCACGGCAGACCGCTCGCTGTTGTCGGATGCTTCTGCGCTTCGATCTGCGTGGCGAGTGATGCTTCGGCTGCGTCCTTGTCAACGCCGTTAGCCCAGACCCATGCAAGCACTTCGGCCTCAGTGACCGACGCATAGGGGATGAAGCCGGGGGCGTCAGGATCAGGCTGGAAGCCGCAGGTGCCATATGCCGA